TCCAAAACTAAAAGCAGCATTACTTCCTGGTCTAGAAGAATTAGTAGAAGGAATAAAAAACATTCCTGATGATATTGCAAAGAAAAGATATTTTAAATTAGGTGTAAAAGCATTAGGACCATTAGGTGCTTACATTGGAATTAGTGACACATTTGAAAAACTAAAAGAAGGTAAGTCAGTTGCTGAAGCTTTAGAGTATGGTTTGATTGGAACTGATGTAATTGGTAAGACTAAAGATGTACTTGCATTATCCCCTGAAGGAAGAGAAGCAAGATCAGTTGTTAAACAAGCAGAGATGAGAGAACAAATTACAGATGACTTTTCTAGTTTAGATACAGACTTTGATACACCAAATTTAAAATCAGATATGTCTAGACAAGAAGCTGAGAGAAAATATGAAAATGCAAAAAAAGTAAGAGAGATGGAAAACGCTGCTAGAGATAAACAAATAGCAGAAACTAGAGCTATGGCTGTTGGAGATTTTACTGATTTGATAACAGGTCAAAGATTTCAACCACAATCAATGCCTGAACAAATGATGGCAGTGGGTGGTAGAGTTGGTTACGCTGATGGACCTGATGATCCATCAAAAAGAAAATTTATAAAATTAGGAGCAGGGCTTATGTCACTTCCTATAATTGGAAAGTATTTTAAATTTGCTGCACCGGTTGCAGAGAAGACAACTGAGATAATTAGAAGAGGTGCAGATGGTATCCCTGATTTTATACTTGATCTTATTGCTAAAGTTAAATTAAAAGCTGAAGAAAAAGGAATGAAATATTTTACGGGTAATAGATCAGATGAATTTGCAGATGTTTATCAAGCAGATGATTTTGTAGTTACAGAGCAAGGTAATAAAATAACACTTAAAAAAAGAAAACAAGAAGGTGATATGTTAGAAAAAGACATAGAAATGGAAATAGAAACTGACCCTGAAACCGGAGGCATAACTTATAAAGAAGCAACAGCTAGACCTGATGCAGAGGGCAAGCTTAAAGATGTAGAAGAATACATTGATGAGATAGATTTAGAAGATATGAAAAAATACACTTATGATGAATAAATACCCTAAGACCTGGCTCCTGCCGCCTGAATCCGGACCCACGCCTCAGGGGTTGAATATTAACTATAATACTGTTAGAACAGTGAAACTGGAGAAAATAAAAAATGGCAGACAAAATAGACAAGTCTCTGACTCAAAGTCCAAGAGGCTCAGTAGAACTTCCTAGTGAAGAAGAGATACAAGAAACAGTAGTTGAAGCTCAAGAAGAAATTAGTGAAGCTCCAGGTCCTGTTGAAGTTAACGAACAAGAAGATGGATCAGTTGAAATAGACTTTGATCCAAACGCTGCATCACCAGAAGGTGGTGAAGAGCACTACGCAAACTTAGCAGAATTTTTACCAGACAATGTTTTAGATGAAATAGGTGCAGACCTTTCATCCAAATATCAAGATTACCAAATGGGTAGAAAAGAATGGGAACGTTCTTACACTCAAGGTTTAGATCTTTTAGGTTTTAAATATGATATGAGAACAGAACCTTTCCAAGGAGCTTCAGGTGCAACTCACCCAGTTCTTGCAGAAGCGGTTACACAGTTTCAAGCGTTAGCTTATAAAGAATTATTACCAGCAGATGGACCAGTTAGAACTCAAGTGATTGGTGCACCTAACGAAGAAAAAACAAAACAAGCACAACGTGTTAAAGATTTTATGAACTACGAGCTCATGGAAAAAATGAAAGACTATGAGCCCGACTTTGATCAAATGCTATTTTATTTACCATTAGCAGGGTCAGCTTTTAAGAAAACTTATTATGATGAGTTATCTAAAAAAGCGACATCAAAGTTCGTACCGGCAGATGATTTGATTGTACCCTACACGGCTACCTCATTAGACGATGCAGAGGCAATCATCCATCGGGTAAAAATTTCTAAGAACGAATTAAGAAAACAACAAGTTGCGGGTTTCTATTTAGATATTGAATTAGGTGATCCTAAACAAGTTGAAGATGACGTTGAGAAAAAAGAAAGAGAACTCGAAGGTCAAAGAAAAACTCAAGACGATGATGTTTATACTATTTTAGAGTGTCACGTTAATTTAGATATTGAAGGTTTTGAAGATGCAGATCCTCAAACAGGTGAACCATCAGGAATTAAAATTCCATACATAGTAACAATAGACGAAGCTACAAGAAGTGTTTTAGCTATTAGACGTAACTATGAAATTGGTGATCCAGATAAAAACAAAATACCATACTTTACTCATTTCAAGTTTCTTCCAGGACTAGGCTTTTATGGCTTTGGTTTAATCCATATGATTGGCGGATTGAGCAGAACTGCAACTGCAGCACTCCGTCAGTTATTGGACGCAGGGACTTTATCTAATTTACCTGCTGGATTTAAAATGCGTGGTATTAGAATTAGAGATGACGCACAATCAATTCAACCAGGTGAATTTAGAGATGTAGATGCACCAGGTGGAAATTTAAAAGATTCATTTATGATGTTACCATTTAAAGAACCATCAGCTACATTATTAAACTTAATGGGTATTGTAGTTAATGCTGGTCAAAGATTTGCATCAATTGCTGATCTACAAGTTGGTGATGGTAATCAACAAGCTGCAGTTGGAACAACAGTTGCTCTTCTTGAGCGTGGTTCTAGAACTATGTCAGCTATCCACAAAAGAATTTACTCTTCGCTAAAAAATGAATTCAAATTATTAGCAAGAGTATTCAAGTTATATCTACCACCGGAATATCCGTACGACGTAGTTGGGGGTCAAAGGTTTGTTAAACAAACTGATTTTGATGATCGGGTAGATATTTTGCCAGTTGCTGATCCCAACATCTTTTCACAGACTCAGCGTATTTCCCTCGCACAAACAGAGTTGCAGCTGGCAACCTCTAATCCGCAAATGCACAACATGTATGCAGCGTATAGAAATATGTATGAAGCATTAGGTGTAAAAAATATTGATCAGGTTTTAGTTAAACCTCAACCACCTGCTCCAATGGACCCTGCTTTAGAAAACATTATGGCTTTATCTGGTAAACCATTCAATGCGTTTCCAGGACAAGACCACAGAGCGCATATGACTTCGCATTTAAATTTTATGGCAACTAACATGGCACAAAATAATCCAATGATTATGGCTGCTATGGAAAAAAATATTATGGAGCACATAAGTTTGATGGCACAAGAACAAATTGAAATAGAATTTGCAGATGAAATTCCTCAAATGCAACAGATGGCAGCGATGGCTCAAGCAAATCCACAAGTTGCAGAGCAACTTAGACAGATAACTTTACGTATTGAAGCTAGAAAAGCTGTTTTGATTGCTGAAATGATGGAAGAATTCTTAAAAGAAGAAAGAGAAATTACATCTGGTATAGGTAATGATCCAATTGCTAAGTTAAGAGCAAGAGAATTAGACCTAAGAGCACAAGATAACGAGCGTAAAAAGGTCGAAGGTCAAGAAAGAATCAATCTTGACCGTATGAAAGCTATGATGAACCAACAAAATCATGATGATAAGTTGGAACAGAATGAAGAATTAGCAAAACTAAGAGCTAATACATCAATTGAAAAGACAGTCTTGAGTAAATCTATCCCAAATGTGGATAAAATGATGCCGAGTGTTGAAATTGAAAAATATGAAGGAGAAAATAGATGAAAAAAAAGTTCCCAGACCTAACAGGTGACGGAGAAGTTACAAAAGCAGACATTCTTAAAGGTAGAGGAGTGTTTAAAAAAGGTGGAAGCAGTAAATTTATACAAAAAGCAATAAAAAAACCTGGTTCACTAAGAAAATCTTTAGGAGTTAAAAAAGGTAAGACAATTCCTAAATCTAAATTAAAAGCAGCGGCTAAGAAACCAGGAAAACTTGGACAAAGAGCTAGATTTGCTATAACATTAGGTAAGTTACGTAAAAAATAAGGAGAAAACTATGGCTAAAAAAGAAGAATCTTTTAAAGCGTCTGAAATAGGCATTCCTTCTCAAAATATTGAGTTGGATCCGAGATCTGTTACGACTGCAAATGGTATGCCAAGAAACTACATACCAACTGGGGACAAAACAGAGGTTAGAGGAACTAAGAGAATGCTAAAAGACAAAAAGAAAACAGCAACTTGGTACTAACATGTGGTTATCAGCAATTAAATTAGCTGTTTCTGCTGGTAGTAAAATTTATGCTAACAAGCAGAAGGCAAAAGTCGCGATGTCTGACGCTCAACTGTTGCACGCAGAACGACAAGCTCGAGGTGAGGAAGCTTACCA